TTACCGCCGCACCCTTCGATATAAATATCCGGTATGCGGTACAGACGGTTACCATAAATCCGAAAAAACGCGGCAACTTAGCGAAGTTTGCCGGACAAAAAGTAGATGTGGTTTGCACTACGATTTCCCGGTACTCACCCAGAATAATTTTCTGGATCAAAGCTTCTACTATTTAATTGTACCGAACCCGGCCTAACACCCCGGGTAAGGAATTTCTTTTCACCTTTCTAAAACAAAAATATCATGAAACACGAAGAAACCGGCACATTGGAAAAGCGGCACGAAGATTTGACCCGAATCTACAACGCCATAGAAGACCTCCGCGCGTTGCTGGGGGATGCAAAAGCGAGTACCCGCGAAGACGCACGTGCGCTGGACGCACTCGTAAGCGGGGTAATGGAAAAAAGGCAGGAACTTTGGCGGGAAAGCGGCGAGGGGTAACACGCCGGTTAAGGAATTTCTTTTCACTTTTCTAAAAACAACACAAGATGCAAGAAAAAAACATGTGTATTATCGGCAAAATAATTAATGCCCTCGGCGAAATTCTTCTGAGCAAAGAAGCCTTTCGGGACGCCCAGGCCGAAGCGGGCTACCCCTTAGATTGGGAACCCGAAGACGAAGCTTAATTGTACCGACCCCCGCTGGCAACCGGGGATGGAATTTCTTTAACTTTTCTAAAAAATAAAATCATGGTAATTAACAAAACACCGCACGCAGTTAACATCGTTGGCCCAAATGGGCAAGTTGTTAGAACTTACGAAAAAGGTGACAGTCAAATCCGGCTTGCAGTAATAACAATTCGGGGGATTAACCTGCCCGATGGAACCCCCACCTCTAAAACTGAATTTGGCGACCCGGAAGGACTGCCGGATTTTGAAGCCGGCACATTTTACATAGTGTCGCAAATGGTGCAAACCGCTCTACCCGAACGAAAGGATTTACTGGTACCCGCAGAAATCGTGCGGGACGACGGCGGCAACATCGTCGGTTGTAAATCCCTCGGGGTGTGAAATACACACCAGAACAAGCTTAATCGTACCGACCCCGGCTGGCAACCGGGCAAGGAATTTCTTTTCACTTTCTAAACAACAAAATCATGCACTATTCAGTAATTTTCAAAGCGGTAGATAACAAAGAACTTAGCGGCACAACCTGCGAAAAAGTAGGTAGGGCTTGGGTCGAGCAAATCCGGGAGGAATCGCAGTGCCCGAAACTACCTTTGGAGTTAATCCAGGGCAATATTTACTCCTTGCAAGACCGCGAGGCCAGCGCGCGGGTATCCGAAGAAACCGCCGAAATGACCGAAAACTTCTTAGAAACGAACGAAGTGACCGTTATAGTCCCACCCAAGGGGCTACGAGAATTCTACAACCTAAAGGCGGTTATCCGCCAAAACGACACGATCGGCGCGGTTACCGGGGTCTCCGTAGAGTGGGTGTTGGACAAAGAAGCCCTGGTGCTTGCATGGGCTGTGGCGGGGTTCCCGCTTAACTGGAATACAGCATATTGAGTTGGAATTAGGATTCTTTCAGTAGTCGTGACCTCGGTCACGGCTACTTTTTTCCTGTTTAAAACAAAAAAGTATGAAAGAGCGATTACTTAAAACCCTGCTTAGAGAAAACCCAAAGCATCGGGCTTTACTTTTCGATCTTGCAGAAACCGTGGGGGCGTATATCGTTAAGACCACGCCCCGGGGTGCAACATTCGAGGATTTTGGCGGGAGAACTCAAACCAGCGGAATAAAATTCTGCGATATCGATGCAAATGGCCACGTAGAGTTTTATTGGGGCTATGACCCCATTGCGTCAGCAAATAGCGTCGTAATACGGCGAAAAGCCCTAAAAGCTTTCGAGAAAAAACTTTTAGCAAGCGTCGCAGATTTGAAATTTTTTATAGCCCAAATTGAACGGGCAAAAAAACTCGCGGTGGCCGAAATCCGCACAGCCTTTGCCGACTACGTAACGCTCGAAGGTTGCGAAAGTGAAAAGCACGATGCAGCAGAAAAGCGCCTCGGAGCGTTGCTAAAGGCGAAAAAGTCCGCCGATAAAGCGGGGTATAATTGGTGTAAATACACAACCGAGCCGGGAAAACTCTTAAACGAATCGGAGGTATTTAGCATAAAACAATTGGGGGAACAGAAATACCCGCATGCCGATATTGCCCTTAGATACGGCGTAACCCCGGAAAGAGTTAAAAATATTATTAACGAAGATAACGAAGACTAAAATGAACCCCGAAAAAATTTATTGGACACAGAAAAATGGGTGTAAAATTGACGTGGATGACATGTCAGAAACGCATCTGAGGAATGCATTAAAACACATTTTACGTAATCAAAATATTGGCGTAGTACCCTTTTCAGAAGCTGAAATAGAGGCAATCGCCGCCGCGCAAGGGGATGATTGGCTGTGGAAGTGAACTAAACGTATTTAAATTTAACACAGAATTTTATATGGAAAATGAAACAGCATTAAACCAAGAAACCCCGCCTATTGCAAATGTGCCGTTAGCGGTAGTGTTCCCTCGTAAATTGGTTCACTCGGGAAAGCGAAGAGCTTTTGCCTCGTGTTTTGTTTGGGATTGCCCTGCTTGCGGAAAGTGGAACATCCTGCAAACAAGAAACCTATTCGGAATATCGATAACCACCTGCCAGGATTGTAAAACAGGGATTAAATTAGATAAGGAGAACCCCGTAGAAGAAATAACACGAACAAAAGCTACGAAGTCAATTATAGATTAGCGGTTCGGGCTTCTCCGCTTTTAGAAGCTCAAAATATAATAAATAAAAATGAAAAAATCAATTTTAATTACTGGCCGCCAAGGTAGCGGCAAAACGACAAAAGCAAAAGAAATTGCAAGTCAGTTTCAAATAGATGAAGTGGTATTTCTTCCGTTTCAGGGCGCGATGAACGACAAGTTTCTTTTTTCTGAATGCACAGAGAAAACAAAGTTGATAGTGGTCGATGATCTTTCCGACCTTGCCCAAGTTCAATTGTTTTTAAATCCTATTGTAGTAGTAAACAAGAAAATGAAAGAACCCTTTTCAATCAATCCGCAATTTGTACTGGTTTGCCAAAGCGATATTCAACCCGATCAACTTGTCGAGCTCGGTGCAAATTTTGAGGTTATTAACTGTCAATTTAGGGCAGCCGCTAACTCGTAGCTTTGCACCTAACACCCCACTTTGCGTAGGTGGCGCTTCCACCACAAAAGTAAATTTGAAAGATGAAAGAGGATATAACCACAAATGTTCAAGCTGAGCTATTCGCCCTGCCTGACGCAAAGTTAGCTGCGGGGCTTACTTGTAACACCTGTGAACACCGCCAAAAACACCAATGCAATAGTAAGGTGTTTCAATATTGCGGTGTTCGTAAGAGCAACCGAACTAACAATAGCTTGCTAAAAATTAAATGTAAAACCGCTGCTTGTCCGCTTCACCAGCCTTGCAGCTAATTTGTAGATTTGCGTTCGGTTATCGGAGGCACTTCTTTCGGAATGATTAATTAACAATTAAATAAAAAGAATATGTTAAACCAATTAGCGACAGAAATTCACGAAAACGCCAAATCAAAAGGATTTTTTGATGGTGAAAAAAACATTGGCGAAATGCTTTGTCTGATACATTCGGAAGTTTCCGAAGCATTAGAGGCAGACAGAAAGAATTATTACTCCAATATTTCGGAAATAAAATTAAAAGGGTTAGCCGATGAAAATTCAGCTGAAAAATTTAAAGATGTTTTTACCGAATGTGTAAAAGACACATTTGAAGATGAATTAGCAGATGTTGTTATAAGAGTTTTTGACCTATGTGCTTTTAAGGGGATTGATATTGAAAGTCACATTAAAGCCAAAATGAGATATAACGCAAGTCGTCCTCATAAACACGGTAAGTTGTATTAGGGTTGCCGCTAACACACCACTTTGCGCAGGTGGCGCTTCCACCACAAAAGTAAATTTGCAACGAAATGAAAAAAGGAATGATTTTCGACCTTTACCAAGAGGGTAAATCGACAAGAAGAGTAATGGCAATTAATGAAAAAGATGTGATGTGTTTAGACGGATGCATAGGAGAAGTTATTAAATTTATTGACTTCGACAATGAAGTAGAAAGGGTTTTGATTGATAACATCTTTGATTGCGGAATGTAGCAATGCCCGCTAACACCCCACTTTGCGCAGGTGGCGCTTCCACCACTAAAACTTAATGCCGTATGGACAAAAAACAATCACCGATAAACAATTGCGATTGCTTGATAGGATTTTTAAGCGGAGAACAAGTCTCCAAATCCAATATCGATTTTGAAGTGCAAGCTATTGTAAATATCCAACCGACTTTTAAAAAATATGGGTTGCTGAATGGCGAACCGCAAAGTAAAAGTCAAATTGTGGACGGTAGAAAAGGCTATTTAAGCCGCTTTAGTTACTGCCCTTTTTGTGGCGAAAAAGTGAATTGGAAGCAGGTTCTTAGCAATTGCACATAACACACCACTTAGCGCAGGTGGCGCTTCCACCACTAAAAACTTTAAAAACAACAATAAAATGGCTGAAATTAATCTTTATAATATAGATTGTATGGAGTTGCTGAAACAATACCCCGACAATCACTTTGATTTGGCTATTGTTGACCCACCGTATGGAATTGATATAAACAATCAATCGCAAGGTAAGGGAGGCGGTGTGGCAAGGAAAATTGATTACACTAAATACGATTGGGACAAACAAGCACCGAACAAAGAATACTTTGATGAGTTGTTTAGAGTAAGCAAAAATCAAATCATTTGGGGTGCAAATCACTTTATTGAAAAGATACCATACAATACAAGTTGCTGGATTGTTTGGGACAAAGATAATGGAGAAACTGATTTTGCTGACTGTGAATTAGCGTGGACAAGTTTTAAAACTGCGGTGCGAAAATTCAAATGGAAATGGGCAGGAATGCTTCAGCAAAATATGTCAAACAAACAACAACGAATACACCCTACCGAAAAGCCCATACAGCTTTATCAATGGCTTTTGAAAAAGTACGCAAAGGAAGGGGATTTAATTTTAGATACTCACATAGGAAGTGCCTCTATTGCGATTGCTTGCCACAGAGAAAAATATGATTTAATAGGGTGCGAATTAGTAACTGAATATTATGTTAAAGGACTAAACAGATTAAAAAATGAACAAGCGCAAACCTCTTTATTTTAAAATAAGAAAATTTATTAAAAAAATGTGCGGAGGGATTTTTTCTTTTTTAAAACTTGCACATAACCACACACTTTGCGCGGGTGGCGCTTCCACCACTAAATTAAAATTGAAAAATGGAAAATAATTCTGAAGAAGCACAAAACCTCGCCTTGGGGGTAGGTGCTGTTAGTGGCCGCCGTTTTTCTGTCGCGGATTTAGATGCTTGTTGGGGCGATTACACAACGGAAAGGCTCCGCGACATATTAAATAATGATTATAATATCGACGATGCAAGGGCTGACTTAATAAGCCTTATCGGATCTAAACATGACCCTCGTGAAAAGCCCCCCGAAGATAAAAATATATTGTTATGTCGAAAGTGTTGCAAACCCCACCTCCTACGAGATGAGGATGCGGGTAGTGATAGAGAAGACCTTAGGCTGTGTGTTCGATGTTTCCTTTAAATATAAATTGAAAGACAATGATACAAGTTATTAAATACAAATGTTGCGGACAGATATTCGCTGCTTGTTGCGAGCCTGAATGTTACACCGAAAAAGATTGGTTGAAAGATATGCGAAAATATGCACTAAGGGGCGATAAGGTAGAAATGAGGGAAAGCGGAAACGTTAAGTTGGGTAAATGTACTTGTGCAAATGCAGAAACTTCTAAAAACCTATACTTATTTAGTGCGGTGGCTGGATAATTTTATTTCCGCTAACACACCACTTTGCGCAGGTGGCGCTTCCACCACAAAAACAAGCTATATGCAAAACCTTTTAAGAGCCGCCGTTTGGATTTCATCCGGCGTTCATTTTGGGAATCTGAACGTTCCCGATACCGGCAAATATGCCGACCCCGGCGAACGGAAAAACCTCCTATCGTGCCTGTCGTTGGATATGTGGGCATCCTGTTTGTCTGTTCGTATTCTCCGAGTACGGCTTCGAACGGCGGGCAGCGGGATCGAGGACTTTCACGACCGCGCGCTTTTCGGAATAGCGTTACACCGAAAAGGCTTAATAATCGAAATTATGTTTACGCAAATCTGTTTTGCCTAATTAAAGTGGAGCGACAAACCGTTAAAACTAATTCGCAAAACGGGTGGTTTGGTTAACGCTTTGCCCAATATGTTAGTTTTTGTTACATGCCTCTTAAATTATGTTAGTTATTGTACTAATAGGACAGAATGTAACATAATTCAAAAGGCATAGTACAGAATGTAACATAATTTTGGGGTTTTGGCCAAATAGGTCGTTTTGCCCTTAAAACGAGAAACAAAGAAAAGCCGTTTTGGGGCAACTCAAAAAACTTTTGTTACTTTCTGTCCTATTTTAAGGGCAAAAAGCGAACATTTTGTCCTATTAGGAATAAAACCCCAAAAAAAAAAACAGGAAAACAGGAATACAGGATTTCTATAGAGACCCTAACTACTTTTGTTACTTTTTGTATTATAGGGTATAGTACAGAAAGTAACATAAGTAGTTAAGACTGCATAGGAAATCCTGTTTTCTTGTTTTCTTGTTTTTTTTAAAATAATCGTCTAATAATTAGGACGGTATTGAAAACCTTATTAAATTTCGCGCATGAACAGAAATCCATTAACCCTCTTCTGCGATGCATACTTCACCTTCGGTATGCCGATAGACCTTTCGGCCAAATACGCATATCAAGCTCGGCCATACGCAAAAAGCTGGGAGTATTTTGGTAAGCAGCTTTTAAAGCAGTCGAGGGGAACCGCCCGTCGGCAGGTTGCCGATTCTGCGACGACCCTGACGCGTTATTTGCCGCTGCAACAGCACGCGTTCTGTATACTGGAGAAAGTGGGCTACAGCGCAGCAGAAGCGGCCATGCACGCAAAAATCCGGCTGCCCCCAGGCATGACCGGAGAGACGCTACTCAAAAACGACCAAATAGCGCTTTTTATGGGCAAGCTGAGCGAAAGCTTCGTGTTGCGTAGGCAAAACGATATAGAGCCCCACCCGGGTTGGCCGGAGTTGCAAAGGTGCAACTTAACGATAAAGCAAAGCGTTTTTTGCGCGCTCGTTGCAAAAGATGTCTGCATAAAGGATGCGGCCATTTTAGCTGGATATTCGCGCCCGGGATCGCAGCTACTAATCCGGCAAAATCGCGCCATAATTGCAAACCTTAAACATTTAGAAAAATCAAACTTTTAAGAAAATGAAAAACAAATTCATCGTTTTCGTAATTTCGCTATTCGCCATAATGGCAACTGCGATTATCGGTGCTGCGCAAGCGCGTTTTGTGGACTCACCCAAAGCCGCTTATGCCACCGCACTGGAGGTGGATCAGGTCATCCACCTCCAGACGTACACGCCTGAACGGGGGGACGGTGTTATATATCCGACTATGAGCATTACCGTTACGGGCGACTACGGCGGCGACCTGTTCGTAAAAGTCGAAAACTTGCGCGTTAGCACAGCCGCAATTTGTGTCGAGCTTGCAGCCCTTCCCGAATATTGGCAGACGGAAGAAGTGGATGGCGGCGTTTTGGTGCGACCCAACAAAAATAAAAACCCCTCTACCGTTTTGCGGGTTTTGTGCAATCAGCTTAAAGGCGCTTTCGGGGTGTATTTCACGCACGCGATGCTGAAAGACGCAATAAAAAATAAAAAATGAAAAAAGCAAAAGAACACGCTTCGGAACTATTAGCAGTTTACGCTGAAGCGATTAGGCAAGAAAATTGGGAGCTCTTCACGGAAAAAGTAACGGACGTATTCTGGGAAGTGGTATTAAATGAAGTTAAGGAAATGCAAAAGGCAAGAAACATTTCGTTGGACACAGGTTTAATACCAATTTACAAATCGCAGCGTGAAAAATATGGCGTAATTTGTAAAATTGTGAACGGGGCACACGCCAATTTACTGGCGATTACCGATTTTGATGAGGTGGTGGAAGCTATTCACCCAAAAATTTATGAGTGGTATGCGTCGGCAATATTGCTGAAAAAATAAAAAAAACACGCCCATGAAAATCTGGAAATTCTGGAAATTCACGCTAAAAAAAGCGAGAACGCAACTGGTTAAAATGCCTGTAAAATCTAAAATACTGGATATTCAGTTGCAAGAGGGCGGGCTATCCATGTGGGTACTTGTCAGCCCCGAAACGGAAGAAACGGAGATTAAAATAAATAGGTTTGGGCCTGGGGAAGAAATTCCCGAAAATGTTTTGAAAGACGACTATCTTGCACCCGTTCAGGATGGTGAATATGTCTGGCACTTTTTCCGCGCGCCCGCTATAGTTTTCTCTCGCGGGATATTTTTCTATAGCGGGCACGCGGAAAATGGGTTTGAAGATTAAATTAATTATTGTATTTTTGCAGAATGCTTTTAGACAGCCAAAAATTAACCGAGACGCTGAATGCCCTGTTGGGGTGTATTTCACGCACGCGGTGCTGAAAGACGCAATAAAAAACAAAAAATGAAAAAAGCAAAAGAACACGCTTCGGAACTATTAGCAGTTTACGCCGAAGCGATTAGGCGAGATAATTGGGAGCTCTTCACGGAAAAAGTAACGGACGTATTCCGGGAAGTGGCAGTAAATGAAGTGCAGGAAATGCAAAAGGCAAGAAACATTTCGTTGGACACAGGTACAGCATATAACATGCGCACCATTTTAATGCCAATTTACAAATCGCAGCGCGTAAAATATGGCGTAATTTGTAAAATCGTGAACGGGGCACACGCCAATTCATTGGCGGTTGAAGATTTCGATAAGGTGGTGAAAGCGGTTCACCCAAAAATTTATGATTGGTATGCGTCGGACATTTTGGAGCTCGGAAAACCAGAACTTGAAAAATGTACGTGGTCTGCGCAAAACGGGGTTGTAGATTCAGGCGACGAAGTTGTCTGGCGCTTTTTGCGCGTGCCAACCATAGAAAAATATCCGGCGATAGTAAAATATAGCTGGTACGCGCAAAACGGGTTTGAAGATTAAATTAATTATTGTATTTTTGCAGAATGCTTTTAGACAGCCAAAAATTAACCGAGACGCTGAATGCCCTGTTGGGGTACGAGGTACGGTTTTGCCGCGAATTAATGGTGGATTTTAAGCCTTTGCAAGCGCTTGCCCGGGCGCGCGTAAACGGCGGTAAAGGGAAAGCTGCTAAAGATACGCTCGTTTTAACTATATTAAACAAACCCCAGGCACAAACATACATCGCGCATCTAAAAGCCGAAATGGAGCTGCAAACCGGCGTAACCCCAGAGCGGATATTAGACGAAGTTCGTATTATAGCGTTCCAAAATGTCCGCGATATATTAAAAACGGAGGGGCAAAACGTTGTAATGCGCGATCTGGAAGATATGGTAAATACCGGCCAAATTAGGAAAATAAAAATTAGCAAAATTAAAACCGCAGACGGCGAAGACACGGCGGGGCAGATAATAGAGATCGAGTGTTACGACAAGCTTAAAGCGTTAGAATTGTTAGGAAAACAGGAAGGTCTGTTTATAAAGCGTGTAGACGTTACTACAAACGCAAAAGAAATAGTAACGAGTAACGTGCAAAATTTAATTATTAACTACCGTAAAGCGGGTGAACCGTTAGCGGACTAAATTAAAGTCTAATGTTAAAATCTTGGAAAACAACGGCGTTGGGGGTATTGGCGCTTCTTACAGCCGCAACGGACACGCTTATCGCGTGGTTGGACACCGACGTCACCACAGTGCCCAATTGGTCGTTTGTGATTATGAGTGTAATTTCATTTTTCATCGGCCTATTTGCGAAAGACGCGAACGAAACGGTCATCCAACCGACGGCTACAAAGAAGTAAGGGGGTAAAGCAATACAATTGCTTATTACCGGGGTTGGCGTTCATGCCAGCCCCTATTTTAAATTGTGGAGTATGAAATTCAGTAAGCCGCAAGAATATATTTTAACTTCTACGCAGCCTGTAAATTTGTTTTTAGCGGGCGTGGGTAGCGGCAAAACGCATTTAGGCGGCGCGCTGAGCGGGCATTTTGTTACCGCTTTTCCGGAAGCTTTCGGCTTTGTTGGCGCAAATACTTACAACCAATTAACCACTTCGACGCTTTATAGAATGCGCGAAGTATGGCAAATTTTATATGGCTGGAAGGAAGATATAGATTATACCGTTAATAAAAAACCGCCAAAATATTTTAATTTAGAGCACCATAATTTCGACGACTATAACGGTATAATATCGTTCCGGTCGGGCGCTATAATATTTAAAGGTAGCTTAGACAACTCTAAAGCGCACGACGGAAAAGAGTTTAGTTGGGCTATATTAGACGAAACAAAAGATAGCAGGGAGGAGGACGTAAAAGATACGATTATCACCCGACTCCGCCGACCCGGTATTTATGTAGATGCGTATGGACAATTAACCTCGCAGCGTTACGGCGATTTAGGCGAATATAATAGAGGGTTTAACCCGTTATATATTTTAACTTCGCCGGCAAAAGTCCGCTGGATAAATGAATGGTTCGATCTTCACAACCATTTTCCGGAAATAAACAATTTAATATATAACGAAGGCGAATTTTTTATAAAAGAGTTTAACGATAAATGTGTTGTAATTAGCTCGACTTACCATAATGCCGAAAACCTACCGAAAGACTATATTAATACGATAAAAAATAACAATAGCATAGAAGGCGCTAAAAAGCTAATTTTTGCAAATCCTTTCGTTAAAGCGGGGGGTGAATTTTACAGCAGCTTTGACCGGTTAAAACACGTAGGCACGGTGGATTTCGACGAAAACCTACCGATACATATAAGTTTCGACCAAAATGTTGTGCCGTATATAACTGCTACGCTATACCAAGTTACAGATTTGCCCAGCGGCAAAAAGCTGTTTGGGCAATTCGACGAATTTTGTTTAGAAAATCCGCAGAATAAAACCGAGCGGCTTTGTTACGAAATAATTCGTAAATATGGCAGTCGTATTAAAGGGCTATTTTATTACGGCGATCCGTCAGGGCGGCACGGCGATACGCGGGGTTTAGAACACGACTACAAAATAGTTAAAAGGGTTTTTAGAAAATACCTGAACAATAATAGCGAACGCGTACCGTATAAACATCCTTCCGTAATTAATCGTAAGGACTTTATAAACAACGCTTTAGAAGGCGTTTACGATATACAAGTACTTATAGATAACCGCTGCCGCAGGTCGGTAGAAGATTTCGAGTTTCTGAAAGAGGACATTAACGGGAAAAAGAAAAAAGAGCGGGTAACCAATAAAGACAACGGAACTACCTACGAGCCGTACGGGCACACGTCGGATAGTTTCGACTATATATTTTGCGAAGTATTTAAGCCTTTATTTACCCGGCATTTTAAAAGTATTTTAATTATATTTGCGCTATGGATAGGGAACAATTAATAAACCGCCTTTTTCAGGTCGTCGCATTTGACCTGCGACATAAGCACTACGCGTATACGGTAGATAAAGCGACTTTGTACACGCAATTAGTTGCGGGCAAAGACATAGCCAAACTACTAAAACAGTTTGTACGCCGGGAAGATACGGCCGAATTTGCGCAGCGCGTTAACCTAACGCAGCACATTACGGTCGGAGTTTGTAAAAATCTGTTGGACATTTTCTTTAAAATTCCGAGGTCTAATGCCGCACGAAAAACGTTAACCTATACCGGCGAAAATGCGGAAAACTTAAAACGCGAATTAGTAGACGTTTTAGGGAATTTTTGGGGTGACGCCTCGTACGATGCTTATATATATGCCCGCTATATAGAGCTAAACGCCACAGACCCAAACAGTTTTGTGGTATTCGAGTGGCAGGCATTTGACAATACGGTAGAACTTTTACAGCCTTATCCTTTCGAGGTTTCCAGCCGTGCGGCGGTTGATTATACCTACGAAAACAATACGCTACAGTATTTAATTGTCGAACAATCGCATTTATACGCCACGGATAATATGATGGCGGATAATATTCCGGTTTTGCGTCGCCCTACTGACGGTAAAACGGAAGGGAAAAAATACACGGCATACGGAAAAAATGAAACTTTCCAGCTGCTACAAATCGCCGAAAACGACGTATCTAACGCGCTGCCGGTGGACGGTGGCGTAATAAAAACGGTTTATAAAGGCGCGATAATAAACGCTGTAAAGCTTAACGGCAAAGTGTTTCAGTTTCTCGAATCGGCGGCGCCGCACAATTTAGGCCACGTTCCGGCTTTTCGCGTGGGCTACTGCCGGGATTTGGCTACGAACGGCGAAACTATGGTTAGCATGTTATATGCTGTTGAAGCGCATCTATTAAAAACAATAAAAGCGAATAGCGAATTTGATTTAGTCGCAGCGCTTTTAGCGTTCCCCCAGGTCGTAAAAATGAGTGAAAAGTGTGACGACGAAAGCTGCTATAAAGGTAGACATTCGACGGATGGGAGCCTTTGCGGTACATGTTTAGGCACAGGGTTTAAAAAGACGGCATTTAGCGCTCAGGATGCAATTGTTTTAGAACTGCCGGAAAACCGGGAAAATGCGATAAAAATAACCGATGTTATTACGTACGTTTATCCCCCGGTGGAGATCGTAAAATGGCAGGAGGAATATATAGAGCGACTTACGCAAAAGTGTAAGCAAATTATGTTTAATTCGGATGTTTTTTCCCGGCAGGAAATAGCCGACACGGCGACGGGCAAAAACTTAGATATGCAAAACGTATACGATACTTTATACCCATTTTCGGAAGCAATAGCATATACCTGGGTATTTGGTGTTACGACAATTGCGAAATTAATAGATCGCGCGGATAATTTAGTGGTAGGGTTTAAATTCGACAAAGATTTAAAATTAAAGTCTTTGGAAGATTTAATGTTCGATTTGTCGGTAGCGGTTAACCTAAATAACCCCACGTTAACTGCGCATTTTAACGACGACGTTGCGGGTATTATATACCACGACAGGCCAATAGAATTACTACGTTACCAAACGCAACAATTATATAACCCATTTTCCGGGAAAACGCAATCGGAAATATTGTTGCTAATGGCGTCGGCATTCGTGCAAAATACCGATAAAATTTTGTACGCTAATTACGGCAGTATTTTCGACTTGTTGGAATTAGATTACGCGGGAAAACAGCAAAATTTTTACCTGCTACCGCGTGATAAGCAAAGACAAGCGCTTTACGCAAAAGTGGCGGAAATAAAGGCGGAAATAGACGCCGAAACGCCCGAGCCGGTGTTAGCATTAGAGTAATTTTTTAACTTTTTAAATACATACCGATGGGAATTTCTGAGCAAATTACCGAGATGATTATCGCAAAAACGGACTTCACTAACGACGAAGCCGAACTCGCAACGGAGAACGTGATTAACGCCTCAGCCCGGCTTACGCGGGCGGGTATCGCGTTTGAAACGTCGGCAGACGCTAACGAAGACACCGACGCAGACGCGCTAACGGCGGTGGGAAACGCCATTGTGCAATTTGCCGCCAACACGACAAAGCCTGAAATGTCTAAAGAAGACAGGCAAAAAATGGTGGAGCTATTCGGGGGTTTTTTTACGTCGAATATTCCCGGCTTGACCGAAGCGGGCGTAGAATTGTTCGCCGCTACGGTTGAAATCGACGGCGCAATTGACGCGCTAAACGCACTGCAAAACGAAGTATAAAAGGTAGCCCGGCAATTTACGCCTGAATTGCCGGGCAAACTGTATTTTTATGCCGACAGCGATAGAAATATTTAAGGAAAAACTTAACTTAATTGCGGAGAGCGAAACGCAATTAAGTGCTAATGTATTGGCGCACCAGTTAAAAATATATTCGTTAATACTGGATGAATTTTACCCACTTTTCGACCTTAAAGACGGGGTTATAATTAGCAGCTATAAAAACGACACGCTATTAAATAGTATAGACGAATTATTCGATAAATTAGGCAACGCCCTAAACCGGGATATATTAACACCGGTAATAAACAATATTTTAAACACCGCTAAATTAAGCGGTGAATACTACAAAGAATTAGGTTTTACGAATAACGTAGTAAATACAATATTAAACGATAAGGTAGCATTAACGCGAAAATTGGGTTTTACGGTGGGCGGAAACCTCAATAAAAACGGGTACTTGTACCAGTTAGGCAAAACCGCGCAGGTGCGGCAGCAGTTAAAAGATTACGTGCTTTCGAGTTTAACGGGGGACGTTCCGTTTTTGCAATTTCAGCAGGGGTTTAAAAATTTAATTGTCGGCAACAAAAACGTTTCCGGTGCGATGGCTAAATATTTCGACCAATACGCTGTAGATTCTTTTGCGCAAATTGACAGTTTTGTTAATAAGCAAATTGCGCACGAACTTAATTTAAGCCATTTTATTTATGAGGGTTCGATAATTAAAACCACGCGAGCTTTTTGCCGAAAAAGAGCGGGGAAAGCGTATAAAGTATCGGATACAGTAACCTGGAAAGACGACTCAACATTGCCCGACCAAAAAACCAAAGCGCGCTATAATCCCCTGATAGACAGGGGGCGTTACCGATGCAGGCATGGAATAAGGTACATTACAAAAGCACTTTACGACGAATTTATTAAAAAACAAAGCTGATGAATGGCAAGCAAGCACAAGTTTTAAAACCTATACCGGATTTGTACAAAAAAAGCGCTTTGTCGCTTCTAATGTTCGGATTTGTCGTAGGTGCCCGCGAGGCGGTGCCGAATTTAACGGTAAAAGCGGCGATTTTTATGTTTATGGATCGATTTGAATTAACGCACGACAATTATAATTACCAATCTGCTTTAGCGGATTTTACGCGTATGCAACAATCTTTTATTAACTTAAATTAAATTACAATGGCAAAATCCACGGAATCGCCTTACGTTCACGTCACGGAGCTGGGGTCAGGGCGCCAGCGCCGCTTCACTAAATTTATTTGGGACGGCATGAAACCCGCAACGCGGGAACAGTACCAAAACGCGGGAAACGCGGTAAATGTGAAAGATGATGTTGAGTATCAGAAGCTTGTTAAACGCGCAAGGGGGCTGGAAAAAGATAAGAAGGTTACCGCTGCGCAGGCGCTTTGGGCAAAAGCGAAAGCGCTGAAACCTGCAAAAGGGATAGACGCTGCGGTGGTAGAAGCCGATAAGGCGTATACCGAAAACGATTTTGTAGGCGCCTTGGAACTGTACGAAGCGGCGGAAGACCAGTTAAATGAACACGTAATAAACCGAATTGCAGAACTCAGTAAAAACGTAAAAAAATGATAGTGAAAAACAGAGCGACCGGCGAAAATTACCCGATTTCGGCGGCAACGTGGGCGAAGTTGCAAAGCGACGGCACGGCGCGACGGTACACGGTAGTAGAAGCCGATACGGCGCCGGAAGCGGCGGTAATGACGCAGGTGGCAGAATACGAAATTGCGGTAAAGCAAGGGACGCAACTACAAAAAGTGGGCGATTTAGACGGCGCACGGCATCTTTTTCAGAAAGCCTACGCGCTAAAACAAACCACATCGCTAAAAAAACGTATGGACGAATTGGACGCAGAACTTAACGGGGTACGAGAAGAAAACGCACTTAACGGGGTACGAGAAGAAAACGCACTGTAATTTTTTAATTAACTGAATAACGTAATACCTTTATGGACTTAATTAAAATGCTTTTAGACTTTACGCAAACTGTGTACGGTTTAACGGAGGAAGCAGCGGCAGAACTGCTTACAAAAAAATCTGAGGCCGGCGAACGGGAGCTAAAACCCGACGCTTTTGAAATGCTTTTGGAGCAAGACAAATCGCGTGTTAACACGTTAAAAAAGGCGGTAGACACTACTACAATTTTTAACGAGGCGCACGCTAAAGCGACAAAAGAGGAGCGGAGAAAAATGGAAAACGCGTTAGTAAATAAATTCGGTATTACCGGGGAGAAACTAACGTTCGACCAAATTTTAACCGCAATTGCCGAACAGAAAATCCCTAAAACGGAGGATTTTTCGGAAGACAATATTAAAAAACACCCTTTATTTTTGCAGTTGGAAAACGCGCAAAAAGCGGAATTAGAGGCGCTGAAAGAAACGTACCAAAACGAACTTATCGAACGCGAAAAAGCCGAAAAGGCGAAGAACACGTTTGGCGAGGTTTCGGGTTTGGTGCTAAATTTTTTCGACGAACTAAAGCCGGTATTATCCACCGACGCTACGAAAGCTACAAACCAGCGAAACCGCTTTTTACACAACCTAAACGGCTACGAATTTGAAGCTGTCGAAGGTGTAAAAGACGATTTTGTTATTTTAGGTAAAGACGGTAAAAGGCTGGAAACGGTCCATGGAAACCGTGTTACGCTTAAAGATTTTACGCGGCAACGTGCGGAGATGGAATACGATTTTGCAAAACAGGAAAACAAGCAAAATGGGGGTAACAACGGCGGTGCAGGCGGTGCACACGGTACTGTAAAAGTGCCGGCAAATATGGACGAATATAATGCTGCGATTTTGCTTGCGACCACGTCGGAGGCACGAAGCGACGTACATAACGCGTACACCGCAAGTGGCGGCGTTGTGGATTAATTCACAACAAAAAAAATAATTTTATGGCTATTGTAGCAGGAACTTTTACGGCGTCAGCACTGGCAAAATCGGTCTTGCAGGCTGATCGCATGTGGGCTGATTCTATGATTAACGCCGATTTTGTGGCGGACGTTGAGGTAGTTAAAGCAATTCTCGCCGAACAGAATGCCCGTGTTAGCGAGTTGGTGGACGGGGATAAAGACCGTACTGTTCGCGTACATTGGTTAAACATGTGCGACGAAGTTCCCGTCCCATGTGATGGCGATGACTGCGATTTGGCGGGCAACCAACTGGGCAGCGACTTTAAAGATTACGCAATAACCGAGTGCCAGAAATGGAGCTTTACGGTTAACGAAAACGCGTTGCGGTCTAACGATTACAACCTCGAAGACCTGGTTGCAAAAGGGATTTTGAAAGCAGATAAAATTCTGTCGGAAGAGATCGCAAGGTTTACAATGGAACGGCTCGAAACCTTTAAAGGTGAAAACGTCGTGTCTGACGGTACGGGATCGGTGGTTGCTGACGAAACCTACATCGAATCTGCGGATTGGAACGAGCGCCTTTTTGCGTATTTCTACCGCGTTTCAAAACAAAACAAATTTTCTTCGCCGTTTTTGCTTTCGGGCTCGAATTTGTTCGAAGAAAAGTTTATGACGATGTTAAACGCAAGTAACAGCAACGGCAGCGGCGCAGCAGCGGCGTTTAAATTTATGCGCACATATTTCGACTTGTTTAACGTGGACGCGTACAATACGCCGGACGCGAAAACATACATGATTAACCGGGGTGCGGTGGCTTTTGCGAGCAAAAACTACTACGGTGCGGTACCTACGGTGTATAAGTCGCAAGACCGATATAGCGTAGCTTCGCGCAACCTGCCGGGGGTTCGATACGACGTGTTTTACACAAATCGTTGCTCCGGTACGACGATTATGCACGATTGGACTTTCGTAGCTAATTTCGACTTGTTCCTGAATCCGCTCGGCTGTACGGCTGAACGGACGGGGGTTCTGTCGTTTATCAACGGAACAACTCCGTAAATTTCGAGGTTTTCATAAAAAGCGCGGCATCGGGAAACGGGTGCTGCGCTTTTTCATAAAAAGCACAGTGGTTTTAATACTTAGATAATTGCGCCTTATTTTTGCGTATAAATAATTCCCGAATGTTTGAGTGTTATAACAATATAATAGGACTGGCTAACGAGGACTGCTCCTGCCATCAAACTGGCAGACCGGAGGACTACGCTGAAAGCGCTTCCGGGCTTTACCTGTCGGAATTAGCGGATATTGGCGCGTTATTAAATAGCCCAAATTGCGGACAAACGCTTTGGGATACCTTAGTAGCAGCACGGGCGACGGCGGTAAAAATTACCGTTGCCGACACAAACGTTTTAATGGGGCGGCAGTACAAGCTAAAGCGCGATGCAATACAGCAACAAGTTATAGGCGAAATTAAAGCGCGTGAAACGTACGACCCGGCGACTAATTACGCGGTTGTCCGCATCGCTTGTAATTCTATAAAAGGGGGGTATTTTACGCTGCGTTCGGTCGGCACTATTTTCGAGAACGTGGGCGCTTTTGACGTACTGTTGTACGACAATGTAGACGGATATTTAGAGACTTTTGCGGTAACGTCGCTCGCAAATAAGCATAAAACTAACGCGATAAATAAAAAGTACCCGGTATATTCTAAATACGCGGAATGCTTAGAATACTATTTAGTATACCAATTCGACGAAGATAACTTACCTAAAAATAATAATGTGTCGTGCGGTTGTGGCGACAATAAAATATCTTTTAACCTAAAAAATAACTATTTCGGCAGCAATTATCGAAATGCGCAGTGGGCGAAATGGGCGATGGTTGGCAGCAGCGTAATTAACAGTTTAGCCGAATTAGAAGATATGCCTAATTTTGCTTCTAATAAAATGTTAGGTTTAACTTTAGAGGCGGATTTTGCGTGCGACGTTAACGCGGTTATTTGCGAGAGCGAATTAGACTATTTAGGCTCGAATTATGCGATGGCGTTAGCTCTCGCGGTGTTCTACCAAACTGGGGTACAAGTTGCAAACCAGTTTTTTAAAACGCCTACTTTAGACCCTAAAAAATTAATTTCTTCCGACGTTTGGGAAGAAAATTTAATCGAATGGCAGAAAAAGTACACGGATTATTTGCAGGCGGTAATTGCCGAAATACCGTTACAAAATACCGATTGCTACGGTTGTAAAGACAAAGTAGTAATTAAACGACAAGGGTTGTTCGCGTGACTTTAGCAGAACAAATAGCGGCATTAGATAAACTTATTATGTTTGTCGAAAATGAGCTACCTAAATACGTCGAACAGGTGGCCGCGTCGGATTTAGCGGCATTAGTAGCTAATCGCGTAATAACGACGGGGGAGGACAGCGACGGCGCTAAATTTTCGCCGTACAGCACAAATAAAAACCGGGCGGCGGCATATATAGGCAAAAGCCGAAACCAAGCCGCAGAACGGAAAATAAAGGCTTTGCAGCGTGCCGGGACGGCGATAAGCTATACAACATTTCGCGAGTTAAATAACCTGCAAACCGATTTTAAAAGGTATGAATTTACCGGCGAAATGTGGAAAAAATTCGGGGTTACGCGATCGGATTTAACCCAGGATAGCTACAAAATAACGATAGGCGGTACAAGTACCGCAGCGCAGGAAAAAATAGACGCAAATAGCGCCTATGAAAACCAGAGCATAATCGAAGCCAGTGAGGGTGAACGAGTTACAGTACAAAACACGGCGTCTTCGTGGTTAGAAGAACAAGTTAAAAGAATTTTGATCGCATGAATGAGCATGTAACTAATTTACTCGCAGAACAATTAATTACTTTACCGTTTGTAACAAAAGCGGCGGGGGTGATTCAGCTTTTGAAGCTACCTAAAACAGACGGTAAAGCGCAAATTGTTCCGGTAGTTAAAGGGGTATTTAGGAAAGATGGGTACACGGAAATTTGCGAAAATGAAGACCCTTATTTAGATGTTTTGCCGAATAGCGCGGAAACCGGCATTATTTATTTCGAGGATTTAGGCGCTAAACGCAAAAACATTAACAATTATATTTCGCAAATTACTGGAAGGCTTAAATTAGTCGCGTGGTTCGACTTTAAAAAAATAGGTGGTACAATAACGTTAACCGATTTGCAACAAGCGGTTTTAGCTACCTTAGCAAATTACCAAATACCCAGTAGCAGCTACATTAGCAGCGCGGTTTTGGAGGTAGAAGCGATAGACCCGAAAAGACCCGACCCTTTCGATAAGTTTGGTTTAGACGAATCGAATGTACAGTATATAACGCACCCTTTCGACTATTTCAGTTTAACGATATATTACGTGGCAAACGTTTCGAGTATGTGCGTCCCTGAAATAGAGCTAAACCCTGAAACATGCTAAACTTTTACGACATATTTTCGGCGTTGCAATTAGCGGTTTTTGCTTATGTTTTTTCGTGTATATTAATAGCGAAAGACGGCATTTTCGATTTTTACGGCGATTTTCTTTATTACAAAATAAAGACGTTTACAAACGGCAAAGTGTCTAACGCCTTGGGTTTATGCGAAAAATGCTTTGCAGGTCAAACAGCTTTTTGGTTTTTTATCGTAGCTAATATGCACGAATACGCTATTATAAAGCACATACTTTTCACGTGCTTCGCCATAATATTTACACAAATAATTTCCGAAACAATTAAACACTTAAACACTTAAAACATGAACGTTAACGACGTAAAGGCTAAGCTGGAGGCGTTAAAAATCGAAACGCTAAGACGCGAACAGGAATTGTTAGACGGCCTAACACCTGCCGAACGGGTCGAGGTTGGCGAACCGATAAAACAAATAAAATATTTGCAAAGCTTTCAGGCTAACGGGAAAAAGTATATTATGCGTACTTCGCTAACCCTTAGCCGTTTCGAGGTGTTTCAGGATTTGCAAATTTCCGCCGCTTTTAGCGTGGATTTCGAGAATATTTTTAAGAACCTGCGACAATCTTACGATCTCTTAGACGAGGGTAAACCCGCGTCAGCGGCGGTGAAGCTGTACAATTTAATGTCGGGCGTAAAGGATAAAATGGACGGTAAAATAGACCCTATTTTATCGCTTTGTTCGCTTTTTATTTGCACCGAAGATGAGGACGTTACAAAATACGACGCAGAACTTTGCCAAGCTAAAATAACCGATTGGAAAATAGAGGGGATAGCGGCAGAAAGTTTTTTTTCCTTAGCTTTCACTTTGGTAGACGGATATTTGACCGCTTACAACGAGATTTCCAACGTTATTTTGGTGCGCAAAATGGCGACCGAAACGACGTAGAAAAATACGTTAATATCCAAAAAAGGGATTTAAAACTATTTTGGACTAAATTAAAGCGGCAAGTTGCCCAAAGGGGCGGAATAAGTTACACCGAACTGAAAGCGTTAGACATTTTTGAGTTTTTTACGGCTTTGGCTGTGTACGAAAATGAATTACAAGCGGAGATTGACGCGCACAACAAAAAATAGCTTTTATGGCAGTTGTTCTGGATTTCGAGGGGTCTTTTAATAATCTTTTGGCGGGTTTAAAATCCGCTAAAGCCGACCTTACCGGCGTTAGCGACGGCTACGAAAAGCTCGGGGATACTGAACGAAAAGTCCTGTCGGGTGCAGCGGCTAATCAAGACCGGTTTGCCGGTGCAACCGAAAAAGCGAGCGGCGAAGTAAGGAAACAACAAAAGAGCATAGAAGCTTTAGAAAACCAGCTAAAAGGGTTAGAGACGGGACAAAAGAAAGCCACCGACCCTGAAACGGTTAAAAGATACAACACAGAGATAGCAAAAACGCAGGCTGCGATAAAGCTAACAAAAGGCGAAAGCGTAGGGTTTTTTGCCGCGTTGTCTACGGGTGCAAGCGTTTCAAAAGCGGCATTTTCGGCGTTACGCGGGGTGCTTGCCTCGACTTTCGCACCGCTTTTTGCAGTTGGCGCGGTTTTGGCGGGGCTGCGGCAGGTGGTAACACTTGCAAACGAATTCGAGCAAGGCGCTGCAGACTTATCGGCAATCACCGGCGCGACGGGCGATGCGTTGGTCTTTTTAAAGGAAGAAGCGATAGCGGTAGGAACCGAAACGACGGTAAGCGCTATACAAACTTTAGAGGCTTATAAGTTAATAGCAAGCGCAAAACCGGAGTTATTAGCAAACGCGGACGCTTTAGCCGAATTCACCCGGCAAACCATAACGCTAACCGAAGCGATGGGGGGCGAGTTGCCGCAAGTGGCCACGGATTTGACCGACATTATGAACCAATTTAGTGCCCCCGCATCGGAGGCGGGACGATTCGTAAACACTTTAGCAGCGGGTTCTAAGGAGAGCGCTGCGGAGGTGGCAAACTTAGCGGCGGCGCTTGTTGTGTCCGGGGCGGCGGCTAAAACGGCTAACATAACTTTAGAAGAAAGCGTCGCGACTTTAGAGGCGTTAGCCGAGCAGGGGAAAAAAGGTTCGGAAGCAGGTACGGCGTTTAATAACATAGCGTTAAGACTATCGGCCACGGACGTTTTGCCGGTGGAAGCGATAAAACGATTGGAGGCGGCGGGCGTAAATATGGCGGCGTTGTCGGACACAACGTTAAGTTTTTCGGATAGGTTAAAAGCGTTAAAGCCTGTGCAAAACGACGCAAACGCCTTGGTTGCGGTGTTCGGAGATTCGAATTTTGCGGCGGCGAAGATTTTGATAGATAGTGCTGAACGTATAGACGTGTTAACCGAAGCGGTAACGGGAACAAATACTGCGCAGGAGCAGGCGGCTATAAGAACGGCCACCGCTTCGGCGGAATGGCAAAGGCTTAAAAATACGATAGCGGCGTTAGTAGTAGGCGGAACGGGGGGATTGAGCACGTTTTTAGCGGTTATTATTCGTTTTGTTAGAGAAGGTATATTATTTGTAAAATCCGGTTTTGATGCGCTTAAACCGACCTTCGACGTAATTTATAATGCTTTTGCGGAATTGTTTACGGTAATAGCTAAACTAATACCTGCGCAGCAAGAAGCTGGCGAAGGTGCGAGTGTTTTAACGACGATTTTTAAATTTTTGGCTATACCGTTAAAAGTTTTAGGCTCCCTTTTGGGCTTCGTTATTACGCAATTAGCCGGAACGATAGAATTTTTCGGTAAAGCGGTAAAATCGAGCGGCTTTTTGCAGAAAGCTTTATCCAGCCTGACTTTCCCGTTTCGGTTATTGTTTTCGGTACTTTCGGAATTGCCTGCTTATGTAGACGGGGGTTTAGCGGCTATTAGCGTTTTCGTATCGGAAACGGGAAAAGCGATAGGGGGTTTAGGGCAAAAAGTCGGCGCTTTTTTTTACGAGATGTTTAACATAAAAAAATTAATTACTGAGGGCGCGGGCGATTTAAAGAAAGCGGCAAACGAGTTATTTATAGACCCGTTTAAAGGAATTGGCGAAAAATCGGCAAAAGCTTTTAGAGACAGTTTTAATAAAGTTAGCGGTATTAAACAAAAAAACCCGGTTACTAATGTAGTTAGCGAAACCCTGCAAACAACGGGTATAACAAACCAATCTTTTTCGAGGTCGGATGAAGTAGCGGCAGCGCAGGCGAAAAAAGCAGAAGCGGCGGCGGCAAAAAAGGCCGCAGCAGAAGCGGCGGCGGCAAAAAAAGCGGCGGACGCAGAAAAAAAAGCGGCGGACGACGCTATAAAATTGGCCGAAGAGTTAGAAAAAGCGAAATTAAACGCTTTAGCCGAAGGCCGCGAAAAACAGCTAATTATCGAAGATTTTAGATACCGCGATTTATTAGCGGAACTGAACAAATTTGGCTTAGATACTTCGCAAGCTACAATACAGCACGAGACTAATAAATTCGAGATACGGCGTAAATTTATAGAAGAAACGGCTAATTTAGAGCAACTTAGCGGGGAAGAACGTATACGGTTTATATACGAACAAAATAAAGCGGAGATAGAAGCTTTAGAGAATTCCCTTAAAATCGCCGCGCCAAACGGGGAATTAAGCGGCGACCAAACAAAACAAATAAACTTCCTAAAAAAGCAAGCCAACGACCAATTTTTAAAGGATTTAAGCGCGTTTCAGGACGACGAAATACAGAAGGCCGAAAGCCACGAAATCGCGTTATTAGAGCTACAACGAGCGGCATTTGATAGTCAAATAGCCTTCGAAGATTTTAAAGAAAAAGCTATTTTAGATATTCGACTAAAATATGCAGAGCAAGCTTTAGCCCTTTTAGAAAAAACTAAAGGTGCGGAAAGTGATGCCGCTTTAGCCCTGCGCAAAACAATAAACGAAATTAAAGGCGACATTGCCGAATTGGGCGACACGGCAAAAGAGTTTAGTATTTATAAATTAATTGGTTTAGACCCTAACAACCCCGAAGACCAAAAAACAATAAATGGCATAAATGTAGCGGCACAAAGTGCAATAAACATTATATCCGAGGTTAATGCGCGCAGGGTAGAAGCGGCGGAGACCGCTATTAAAGCGTCCGACGAAGAAATCGAAAATATAGATAAAAATATAAAGAAAAAAGAAGAAGAACTTAAAGACGAAAAAGACTTAGGGCAGCAAGGTTTTGCTAATCGGCAAATCGAAGTGCAGCAGGAAATAGACGTTTTAAAGCAGCAGCAGGAGGCGGAAAAAGTAGAACGCGATAAAGCAGTAAAAGAAAAACAACGCGCGCAAAAAGCGCAAGCTATTTTAGATACGATTACGCAAGGCAGCAGTTTAATAACGGCGGCGGCGCAGATTTTCCAGTCGGTTGCCGCTATTCCTTTTGTAGGGGTAGGCATCGCGGTAGGGCTTATTGGGGCGATGTTAGGCGGTTTTATTGCGGCTAAAGCTAAGGTTTTCCAAAATATTAATAAGCAAAAAGCTCGCCACGGCATGTCGGGCAAAGTGACCGGGCGGCTGCACACCCAGGGCGGTGAAAATTTTGGCGACCACATCGAAGTGGAACGCGGGGAAGCGTTTGGAATACTTAGCAGGGAAGCAACGGCGGCGCATGGGGACGCGTTTACAGCGTTTGTAAACGCGGCTAATAATAACGACCTTAAAGGACTATACAAAGCCGTGCGACCCGAAAATAGGTTAAACTCCGAAATTGCAAATAATTTAGCGGCGAAAGAGGCTAAAATTATATCGCTGCAAACTACAACCGGGGACGGGCGCGAAATAGCGGAATTACGTAAAAGTAACGAGCTATTAACAGAAATTGTTAAACTACAAAGTAAGCCAAAAACGGACTACACAGCGGACGGCAGTAAGATAATTACGACAGGTAAAACCGTTAAAGTAATCCGTAAAACCGCATAACATGAAAGAGGTTAAAATATATTTAGAGAGCGCGATTTTAGATAAAACCGAGGTTTTCCCTAAAATAAAAGGGATTTTTGAATATATCCGCGATACGGATAAATTATACTATAAACACACGTCTAAAGATACTTTTAGATTTAGCGCTGTAAACGATTACGCGATAGTTAAAGAGCACTACGAAAACGAATGCACGGAGATTACGGTATTTGTAGAATATACCTGCGCGGGTGAAATAGTAGAATATTGGACGGGATTTTTTACGATGTTTGAAAGTGTGGAAAATCGCGACAAATGTTATATAGACGTAAAAGTTAAGCCGTTAGACGCCTATAAATGCTTCGAAGCGGCATTAAAACTAACGGCTAATTTATTTGCCGGAACGGCGGTAACTACGCAAGCGATTGGCGGGGAAGTAGAAGAACAACTTTGCACGGCTGAAACTTTAGACGGCGATTGTGCGGACTATTACGCAGCGTATTACGATAATTTAGACACCTGTTTAGCCGAACCGACTAATTGGTGTAAAAAGTCGAACAAAGTATTTGTTAATAATATAGAACAAGAACCGGAATGCTATTTAAACCCCACCGGGTTGACTATTAGACAGGAAACTACGTGGCACCGGGAAACCTTTACAAATGCTTGCGAAATAGGCGAACCGGTAGAACCTACTTTTGCCGGCGGTTGGTCGCTGCTATTAAACAGTTGCGCGGGCGACGGTACGGCGGAATGGTGGCGCTGTCCTTCGGGAAATTCGGGGATGGTTTTAGGTGCGTACACACGCGGGCGAATGTTTAACGGGGTTATCGAAAACCTGGTATCCGGTATGGGCTGTGGGCTTACGGTAAAAAGCGAATTTTTCGGCATTAACGCCATAGACGACGCACCCAATAATATAGCTTATGCCTTTGCGGAATTAAATTGCAAAAACATAACTATACACCAAAAAAGCGATATTAAATACAAATCGGTGGTAACACCGAGCACCGCCCCGGCGTGGAATGTAAGCCTAAAAAGCTTTTTTGAAGATTTGGATTTTATGTTTAACGTTAAAGTTGTTATAATTAACGGGGTTTTAATTTTGGAGCATTACAGTTATTTTTCCGCTAATTCAGGAATAGATTTAACGGGAAAAACTAAAAATAAGACGCTTAATTACGGCAGCGTGGATAACGTTAAAACAGAATTATTTTACTGGCCTGAAGATGTAAGTTTTGCATTTTTAGCCAATCCGATAGTTTACGATTGCGGCGAAGAAGTTAAAGAGAAACGTTGCACCGTTTTACACACCGATTTAGATTTTATCGAAAATACGGCTAATGCGGAGCGCGTAGGTAATTCGGGGTTTGTTTTAGTCTGCAACGAATTAAACGGCACGGATTTAATAATTAAAGATTCTAATTCACCTTTTAATTGGGTTAGCTTGCAGGAAAATTTGCATAAGCATGGGAGGCTATTTAAAAGTGGAACTTTAAACGGCAACGCGCAAACCTTTCTTTCCTGGCTGCCCTACATAAAGCAGGATAAATTTAAGTTTACCCGGTGTTGCGGCGACACGTTTAACCCGGGCGACAGTGTAACGACGGATTTAGGTGTGGGCTACGTTGCGTCGGCAGAAGAGAACATATTTACCGAATCGGTAGAAATCGAAATTGCATATTAATATGGAATACGGGATAAAGCAACCTTTGCGGATTTACGAAAACTTAGCCGACCGGAATGTATTTGCGCCGGGCGGCGACAATAGCCCGTTTTGTCTAATTTGTCCGGCAAATATGCTGCTACCTTTCGAGATTAAAAGGCCGTCCGGTGCGTACCCTTTAACGTCTATAAAGTTAATAGGAAGCAGCGAAATGGAGTTGCTCACGTATATGGATTCGGCGGATTTGCAAGTATTTTCTTTCGCCGAATTTGATTATATAGTGCATTACGGCATTTTACCGCATACAGCAACAATACCGGCGGGTAAATATTATTTAATGCTATCGGATTCCGTAAACACCTGGTATAGTGAAGACATTAATTTTATCGCTTTTAACGGTAATACTTTAGACCTTTGCGTACCTACAAAAATAACGTATTGGGATACGTGCGACGTGGATGCTATATTTTACCGAACCGGCGAAAAGCAATACAAAAATATTATTTATTTAGACGTAGATATAGGTAAACCGGAATACCCGGTAATTATCGAAGCCAGTGAAGACGCGTTCGGTAGCGAAGTTGTGGAATTCGCTAAACTCGAAAAAACCTATATTTTGCAGGGGGTTTTTCCGCAGTTTATGGTAGACGCGCTTTGTTTGTTGCCGCTGCATTTTGCTGGCGTTATTGAGGTGCTTACGCATAGAGGTTACACGGGAAACGTTTTAACGGTTACGGTAGACCCAAAATGGCAAGGCACAAACGGTGCTTTAGCTTTAACAGATATTTCGTTTGTGGTGGATCGCGTAATTAAAACTAATTGCTGCGGCGATTTAGAAACGCCGAACATTTACTGCTTAACCGGCGCTTTAGAAGCTTTAGCGGTAATTGTAGAAGGTAGCACGAATTACCTAATTTTTGAATATACCAACGCTTTAACCTCGGCGCAAGTACCGCTGGTTGATGGCGATAAAGTATTAATTAAATATTTGTCCGGTGCTACAAATTACCGGAGATATAAAGCGTCTACGGGTACTTATATACCTTCCGGCGTTTTTTTTAACGGCGGGGGCGTAATTGATTTAAACGCCCTAAACGCAGATTTACCGGATGCCGACATTTATTATTACTATAACGTTGCGGCGGGAAGGTTTTATACAGATCCTGCGATTAGTTCGATAGATACGCCGACAATTATTTCTGCCGTGGGGGACAAAACACTACAGGGGCGCGGTTTCAGGAATGCGATAATAGAAGTTTGGGAGATAATTGGGGGCACTGCCGTTAAAGTTTTTATCGCCACGGGTGAACAATTAAATACGGGGGGTATAACTTACCCGCATAACCCTGCGGCGACGGTGACGTATATAAAAGCCGTTGGGCTTAATTGCGAATTAGGGGAGAGCAAAAACTATTTTTGGGCAGGTGAACCTTTGGGCATAGGTATTATGGCAGTGGGTTCTACTTTTATTGTCGGCGAAGACGAAAGCGACGATGATGCTACGGAATAAAACACGGTGCATTTTAACCGTTTTTTCTAATACATTAATTTTACAGGAATGGCTACTAAAGCGGAAATAAAAGATTTTTTTCAAACGGGCGACGTACCTACGGAAGCGCAATTTTATGCGTTTTTCGATAGTATTTATTGGTACAACGACGGGTTGGCGCTTTCGGGAACGTTAAACGCGGCGGGGGTGATTAATATACCCGCAACGCGCGAGCTGCTTAAGATAACGTTTTGGAGCGCTACGGGGCAAAACGTAAAATTAGGGACTTCCGTGGGCTCTGGCAATTTATTCGACGAAGAACTAACAGCAAACACGCCGTTTAGTTTCGATTTAAGCCGGTTCAGTATTGCCGGGGAAAACTTGCATTTAACCGGCGAAAATTTGGCCGCAATTAACTATAAATTTATACTTTTATGAAAAACATTATTTTAGCGTTTATGGCGCTGTTTGTTAGTTTTACCGGCTTTTCGCAATCGGAAATCAGCCGCGATAATTTAACGGCGAAACAGAAACTGGAGATTAAAACCGGCGGCGTTTTTACGTTTAATGGCTCGCAAATTACGGGTATATCCAACGACCCGACTTTAACCGATTCGCTACCTACGCACCTATTAACTGAAGCTGCGGCGAAAGCTTATGTAGACGCTGTAACGGGCGGATTTACGGCAAGCTACGTTTCTGGCGATTCTATTTTTCTCGTAACGCCGGCAGGCGATACTATTTTTACCGGTTCGGCTATTGCGGCAGTAGGGGGTTTAGTTACTGAAGCTGCGTTAACGGATTCTATACAAATATTATTAGACAGTATAGCCGCTTTACGCGACGCATTGGATAATATCGGCGCTACTATTAACCAAATAACGCTAAGTGCCTCGGCGGAAACGTCTATGCAATTAAGGTATTTTGGAAGCGGAACGCCGACACTCGTAAAAACCGGCGCGGGGAATTTTACGCTAACATTGCCCGATGGGGTTTTACCTAATTCGTTTAAATGGTCGGGGAATAACACAAATTTAGACGGGGGTAACGCAATTAATTTACTTATCGTTTCGGTGTCGGGGAATAACGAGTTTTTCGGTTTAGACATACGGGCGGCGAGTAGTGGGAATGTAGTTAATTATCCGGCGTTAAGTGTAACGGTAGACCAGGATGTAACCGTAACAGGAAGTGTTCAGGCGAAAATAACCAATCTGAACGGTTTTGGAGGTTCAGGCTTTGTAATACTTGCAAAATTCTAATTATATGCGCTATTATTTGCTATTATTTTCGCTATTATTTTGCACGGCAGTTAAGGCGCAAGTGGATACGTCTTTTGTGTTAGTTGTAGATATTACCGACGCGCAAAGCGTTACAGATTCGACTTTTCAGGTCGAAATAATTGCGCCGGCAGACCAATTAGGGTATTTTACGTCGATTAAGATAGATAGCGCGATGGGGCTTATCGATGGCAACGGCAGGCTTTTTACCGTTATAGACGTTATAGCTTCGTCTTTTTCGGATGCTACGTTATTAGTTGTTTGCGTCGAAGCTGTTTGTTTAATGCCTGCGCAAGTGGGTGCGGTTTATCGTAAACGCGCCGATAATCGAATACCTGTACCGGCGAACGGTGCGACGGGAGTTAGCGAGGGGCTGCAAACGCGTATACATTTACATAATATTTTGCAAGC